CGTATTGCCCGCGTCACGAGATCGCGCCGGCTTGACCCTCTCGCGGAGCTCCGGGCTCTCATCAATCAGCGGATCTATCCGTTGCCTTGAGTTCCGCTTAGCCAGTTCCACGGTCGGCTGGACCGCGAGCATCGGCCCCGGCGCCTGATGGATCGCAAAGCCGATCCAGTTGTTGCCCGCTTCCGTCGCGCCAACCTGCGCCGCCTTCATGAACACGATCCGCTGTGCCCGGTCGCCAGGCGAAAGCCTGTCCATGATCTCGGCCATATAGGGCGTGCGCGCTGTGCGATACCGACCAGGTTCCGCCGACGCGCGGCCCGAAAGCATCCGATGTCGGTCCGCCCATTGCGACACGGTCAGGTCCGCATCCGGCGTGAGACCCGCGCCCCAGGCACGCAGGATTTCTGCCGCGCCATCGAAATCCGGCATATCGTCCGCATCATCGGAGATCAGGTTTGACCTCGGCAAGATCGTCGAGCTGAGCACGGACATGTTTTTCCAAAACTTTCTGCAATGCGGCGGGCTCAACGCCCAAATCGGCCGCCATCAACGCGGCCGCCCGCGCGGGCCAGTTGACCCAGACATCGCGCTCCTGCCTCGCCAAACGAAACACCAGCGACAGCGCGCGGGCCCGGTCGATCAACTCGCCTTTCAGCTTTTGCAGCCGCAGACGACGTTCCTGCGCTTTCAGCACCTCATTCGCCGTCTTGGCCTGCAAAAAGGTGGTGCCACCACTATTTGCCGGAGCCTCAAGCCCCTGTTCCTTCAGAGTGTCACCGACTGCCGACACCGCAGCCTCCGGCACAGGCTTGCGTCTTGGCTGCGGCTTCTTGCGGGTTTTGGATGGGTCGGTTGCCTCAGCACGCAAGGCATCGCTTGCAACCGCATCGATGCTGCCATCGTCATGCAACACCAGCCGTCCTGTCGCCTTGGCCTTCTGGATTGCACCGCGTGAAAGACCGACGCGGGTGGCGTATTGGCGTTCGCTCAAACCCTCCATTGCGCGCTCCGATTATCATTCAAAATCATGTGCTTATGTCGTTGATAAGCCTCCGAAGTAGAGCGAACGTGGTCTCACGAAGACGATGCAACTCACCACCGCGATCAAGCAGCGCAGCGGTCGCGCAAAACCAAGGAGCCGCCACGATGACCCGATTGAACCCGATCACCACGCCTCGCCACCAACTGCGCGCCGAAAAGGCCGCGCGGAACCGCGAAGCTGCGATCAAGGCCTTCATGGGCAAGAAAGCCGAGATCGACGACATGCTCGCCCGGCTTCAGAGCCTCAGCGACGAGCACTTCAACTGCCACCCAGACGAAATCAACTGGGGCCATGTTGGCACCCTTGAGCATTACGCCAGCTTGCTGAAGCGCATCACCGACAGTGCCTTCAGTGAAGGCGAGCACGCGGAGTAAGCGCCATGGAAACCTGCACAATTCGTATCGCAATTCGTAAACTGCCCGATCAATTCGATCGCAGCCGCCTCACCACAGTCCTTGACGAGATCGAATGCGCCATGATGGACGACGGTGGCGTTTATGTTCGCGCCTATGCCGACAGAATGACGATCACCATCGAGGTGCCCACCAATCAACTGCTTGATGCAGCCGCCTGTCTGAAAGACATCGGTCTGGTCTGAACTGCACAGACCTCAAGATATGCCCCGCGCTCGCGGGGCCTGTCTCGGGAGAAGGACGCATGTCGCGATCCTCAAATACTGGAGACACTTATGGCTCAGAAATCCATATCCAAAACAACCGTTGCAGCCCCGCGCCAGACCAAGCAGCAGATCATGATTGACCTCCTACGTCGGCCCGAAGGCGCGACCATCGAAGAGATCGCCAATGCCACCGAGTGGCAATCACATACGGTGCGCGGCGCCATGTCTGGCGCGCTCAAAAAAAAGCTTGGCCGCGCTATCAACTCGGAAAAGGTGGAGGAGCGTGGACGCGTCTATCGTATCGAAGACTGATCCCGCGCCTCTGCACTGTCGAAGTCACGGCGGTATGCGAGTCTTGCGCGAACAGAGCCGTCGCTCATCTTGAGCGGCGGCTTTGTCGTTCGGACCCGAATGGCCTCGAACACCCGCCGCAGGACATAGGACCGCACGATGCTGACGACGGTAAAGACCGCCCCCATTTGCAAGTTCTGGGCCAGCGTCGTGTGCAGCCCAAACATCGGGAAGATCAGGATCTGCGTCAGCACAGCGACGCCGTAGCCAACCGTGACATTCGCAATCGCTTCACAAAATGACATCAGACGGGATTGCCTCATTGGCTACCCCGCTCTGAACGCAGATCATCGAAACTGGTCCCGGCGCCTTCAAGAACAGCGTGCTTGCCAGTGAACTGCTGCCACCGCTGAACAGCCACATCGACATACGCCGGATTAAGCTCGACCCCGTAGCAGACCCGCCCCGTGGTTTCCGCCGCGATTAGCGTCGTGCCCGAGCCCATAAAAGGCTCGTAGACAGCTTGGCCCGGACTGGAATTGTTCAGGATCGGACGGCGCATACATTCGACGGGTTTCTGCGTCCCGTGCACGGTTTCAGCATCCTGATCCTTGTTCGCGATCTGCCATAGCGTCGTTTGTTTGCGGTCGCCCGCCCAGTGGCCTTTGCCGGTTTTCTTCACCGCATAAAGGCACGGTTCGTGCTGCCAATGATAATCACCGCGGCTCAGCACGAGGCGATCCTTGGCCCAGATGATCTGGGACCGGATATTGAAACCAGAGGTCTCAAGGCTCTCGGCAACTGTCGTCGCATGCAATGCGCCGTGCCAGACATAGGCCACATCGCCTGGGAAGAGCGCCCAGGCCTCACGCCAATCAGCCCGGTCATCATTCAGGACCTTGCCGGTTCGTTTTGTTGCGGCGGCGCCTGCCTTGTTGCGCCAGCCGGGATCGTAGTCGACGCCGTAAGGCGGATCGGTCACCATCAGCTGCGGTTTCACATCACCGAGCAAACGCTCGACATCTGTAGCCACGGTGGCATCCCCGCAGAGCAGTCGATGCTTTCCAAGCACCCATAGATCACCCGCACGGCTGATCGGGGCCTCGGGCGGCTCGGGAACATCGTCCTCGCCCTCGCGGGATGCTGTTTCAGGGTCGACCTCACCGGCCAGCAACACCTCAAGCTCGGCATCATCGAATCCGATGAGCGACAGGTCGTAGTCCTCGGCCAGCAGGTCATTCAACTCAGCCGATAGCAACGCTTCATCCCAGGACCCTAGTTCCGTCAGTTTGTTGTCCGCAATCCGGTAGGCCCGACGCTGTGCTTCGCTCAGATGTCCCAGCACGATCACGGGGGCCTCACGCAGCCCCAGCTGCGTGGCGGCAAGCACACGGCCGTGGCCTGCGATCAATTCTCCGTCGTCCGCGACCAGGCACGGAACGGTCCAGCCAAACTCGGCCATGCTGGCCGCGATCTTTGCGACCTGATCCGCGCCATGCATCTTTGCGTTCTTCGCATAAGGCTGCAGCTTTGCAAGCGGCCAAGTCTCGATTGCGTCAGGGGCAAAGCTCAGGGTCATTTCTTCGGGCCTATCTATTGAGCATTTTGGTTTGGCAGCCAGCCGTGGTAGTTGGCACGATCGCGCTTTATCCTCGGGTCATCGCGATGGGAGGGGGATGCGGCTGTGCGATATGCTCCAGTCGACGTCATTACGCTCGATACTGAGCGGGTTCGACGGCACTGCTGGGAGGAGGTGTCGTCGAACTGGGCAGTCAAACTTGGACTCCGGACACCAGCAATAAGCTTGGACTCCACGAAGGGTCCAGCGGCGGCCAAGGCATCCAGCTCCAAGGGTTTGTTTAATTGTGGTTTTTGTCAGATCACAGGTGGATACCCGCTGGGGTGGCTTCCCAAAAAACGGGCCCTGTCGCTAGCGATATTGCGCGCCTCGCCCCCCCGTATACGTTTGGGGCCCAGAAGGACCCGCGAATTCAGTGGGTTAGCCCTTTGGATCCCATCTGGACCCTTGGTTGGACCCCGGAAGCCAGCGCCGCAGGTCGTCCCGCACGCGCCTCTCCCGAGTATATCCAATTTGTAGCCTCTCAGCCGGAAACTGTAACCCTTTGCGATGTCTCACTGAAAATTCTGTCACAGGACGATTTTCCTTGACAGGTTGTTCGCGTTCTCGACCACGAAACGCCGTGACCGCTTCAAAGGCGGTACGCGCCCATTGAGCCGCCAGGTGATCAGCGCGAGGCCGTATTGCCAATGGCGGTTGGCCGCCGGGCGGCTGATCCCCATCTCCCAGCAGATCGGTTTCCACGGCGTGCGTTCGGCACGCAGCCAGACGATCCGGGCATCATCCCGCTCCAGCCAGCGCAGCCAGAGCAATGCCTCCTCGGCCTCAGAGATCTGGCGCGGACCCGGCCGGGGGCGACGCATCTGCGGTTCCTGTCCGACCTTGTCCGCGAAGCTGTGGAAATACTCGGGCCAGGCGTTGAAGAAGCCCTGGGGCATGACGCCGGGCAAGGTGCGGAAGACATCGGCCGCACTCTCCAAACGGTCCTTCACGCGCGCTGTGGTCCACTCACCCATGGCGCGCCTCCCGTTCCCGCTTGCCATACAGGCGCTCGCCAAGCTGGCGCACCAATTCCCGTTCGGGCCAGGTCAGCCGGTCATCGTCGATTGCAACGGCGAGCAGTCCCTGTTCCTTCCAACCATCCCGTTTGACCTCGTCGGGCTGGCGGCGATGCCCGCCATATCCCTTGGGCGTGAAGCGCATGCCGGTCATTGCGCACCTCCGTGGGTTTCCATGGCCCAGAGCAGGATCGCGATGGCGTCAGCTTCATTGTCATCGGCCGGGCTGAAGCCACGCGCCCGGACGGCGGCGATCATGGCGTCCTTGTTGGCGTTGCCCTTACCAGTGGCGTGACGCTTGATCGTCCCGACAGGCACG